TCTTTAGCATTGTTTTTATATTCCTTAAAGATTTCAAAGATTGTTTGAATTTCGTCATAATTCCATTTACGCATTTCTGTAATGCCACTTATCTGACGAGGTTCATACCAATTATGAAAATACTTATCGCCCGCAGTATTGGCAATACTATCCATAATACGCTTCTCGATAGATTCAGCTTCTTCTTTACTATAAACACGTTGTGTGGATGTCATAATTTTAATATCTTGGAAGACAGATGTCACCGGGTTAGGTTCATCTTCTCCAGTATATCGTAAACGTCTTTCAGCATCATTAGATGATGTTATACCAACCTTATAGACTGTGGTCGGTAATCCATTCTCACGAATTTCACGTTTTAGTTTTGCTAGGTATACTTTGTACATGTTTATCCCTTTCTCACAAAGTTGCGCCATTTAAGAGCCTTGGAAGAACAGCGCTTCCTAATAATGTCCCAAGGCAATCCGGTAGCATCAGATGCTAGCTGGATATTCTCATACACAGAATCGTCGATCACATAAGTGCTATAAAAGTATCTAGGTGCTGTACCTTGATCTCTTACTAATTCAATACCTGCTAATAGATATTGATCTTTCCAAGATTTATCTCTTGTGTCTCGACCATTTTGAATAGGAGAAAGTCTAATATTCTCTTCGGATGTTACTAGGTGAACCTTAGTACATTCACCTAGTATCTTTACTATATCATCATACGATGGATTCTCTTCAACTATACGTTTACCTACCTGCTGACGAGAATGATAATGTTCTTCACAAAACGAAGAAGATCTAAAGCCATATTCATCTACTAATGACTTTGATACTAAACCTGACTTAGTAGTCGATACTTCATATATGATTGTACCGACAGCTCTAGCTAAATTATTATCAGGTACGATACCTTTCTTAGTCAACAAAGCAGAAATAAGATGAGCTCCAAGATACTTATCCATGATGTCCTCCGTTCCTATAATATTAATATAGGATCATTCGTACTTGAAGTCACGGGCTTTCTCAAATATTTTTGACCATTTTTTTAATTTTTCTTTCTTTTGATATGATCTCATATTTGCATTTGGCCTATTTGCCAATTTGTATTCAAAGCAAAGATCAATCAAGCACATCACATCTCCAAGCTCTTCTTGGAATTGTTTTGAAGGATAACTATTCCTACGTTTCATCTTCATGATCTCTTGGATTAGCTCTGCGGACTCTTCGGCAAGAATAGTTACGATCTCTTCTTCAAGTGTCTCAAAGTCTCGAATCATGCAAAGCTCGCAAATAGATGTAATTGCATTTGAAAGATATAACCATGATCTAATGCATAACGAGCAGCATGTTCATGATTCTTTTGATTGGCATCCATATTAAATAGATCCTTTTCCCACCAAGACACAACCTCCTCTACAGTAGATCGTTCTTCTAGATCCATCTTATTCTTACCGGCTCTAATGGCCTTGGCCTTTTCTGGCTCTTTATTATAGATGTTCATAGGTGAGATGTAGATATCACGACCAGTCTCTTTATGCCATTCATGAGCCCAATCAGGAATAGATTGATATGGAGAATCAAATTCGTCTTGATCTTCTACAATGAATTTTAGACAATCAGCACGAGCCAATGTATCCTTATTGGGTTCCATATACTTTGTAGGAATATAACGCTTAAAGCCTAATGAGATATCAACCTTCTCATTACACTTAGGGGAGATTACTACAGTAGTACGATCTGGTACATCAGGAGCAAATACACCATTAGACTCGATCTGTGTGGCTCCAAACTTCTCGGATGCATATTCTAATAGAGGTTTAATCTTCTGCAGAGATGGTTCTCCACCAGTAACAACAAATACCATACGATCCCAAATACCTTCAGGTACATTATTGTCATAATACTTTTCTACTTCTAGTACACCGGCCGATACTACTTCTTCGACGGTCATCCAATCACCATCATCAAAGAATGCATCGCACCAAGAACAACCAAGATTACATTTAGCTAGACGAACAAACAATGCAGGCATACCACGATATGGACCTTCTCCCTGCATAGTATAAAAAACACTAGTGACAAATAACTTGTCACCAGCATCTTCAAAATATTTTTTTCCTACGATTTCATTTAGACCAAACATACATCACCCATAATAGATTGCGGAGTTAGAACCATGTTCCATACACTCTACAGATAATACCCAACAACGGTTATCTGTCATTTCTCTTACTAGCTTATCTGCAAAGTCATATGCATGCTTAGCAAACATTTCAACTCCTACACCATTAAGAATAGTTAGGTCTGCAACACCGGCATATTTTAGTGTCTCAAAGTGATGCATCATTGGATCATTTTCATCCAATACTACCTTATGATCAAATGTATCCTCTAGCCATTTTTTCAGGGGTTTAAGACCGCCAAAGTCCACAACCCAATTGCGTTCATCAAGCTCTGCTGCTTGGAATGTAAAACGAAATCCAAGACTATAGCCGTGTAGAAATTTACAATGTGAATGTGCTTTTGGTTGTCGGAAGCACGCCGATAGACCAATACTGTGGCCGTATGTCTTTGTTGATTGATATGGCATTATAATAATGTTCCTTCATAATGTGGATCGATTTTCTTAATTCCTAGAGCCCAGTTCTCAGCTGCATCTTCTACATAGCGCAAAGACTTACCTTTGAATTCTTCTGTGTGAAACCACTTTGCAGCATCTTTTTTATAATACTTAATATAAAAGAATTCTTCTTTATAGTCAACATGTATTTCACAATATTCTGATTCATCATCTTTGTAAAATGTAGATAGATGTTTACCCATTTAGCCCTCCTAATTGTATAACGGATTATAAAACATTTTTTCTTTCTTGGCAAGTAAGTATGCCTTTTTATCTGGATCGTCAACCAACAGCGATGCCTTAAAGTTATGAGCAGCTATGTCCTTATCGTCTAATTCTCTTATTTCGGCCTCTGGGCGGCTTTCTTCTTTCTTTTGTAAGATCCATTGAGCCAGAGGAGTGTCAGCTGGAATGGCACTTCCTTTCTCCATAGCTATAAACAAATTAAGAAAATGGGCCCCTGTCTCACCATCTAATATTCCTGGAAATGTATAAAACCTACTTGTATGATATAGAACAGGTAAACACAAAAGATTATAACCGGGAGGAATATATACCGTCCAATCAGAGTTATATTTTATCATATCATATTTATTTGTATCTAGGTCATAATGCTTTAAAAACAAATGTATAGCTGGATCATTATCATGTTCATAATCTTGTTGATTAATTGTTTTATGAGATTTTAGAATCCAGCCCTGTTGTTTATACCTGCCCATTGCCTGACACCTAGAAGGATGAAAGTCATTTCCAAATTCTGCACTATTATCATTAAGATCCTGCATCATCCGTTGCATAACAACTGGCTGCTCAGAATATGCCGGAACAAGAGAGTTAGTATAAGTAATATTGCTAGGTTTACAAAAAATTATTTTAGTCATCTGATACAAAATTTAGAGCTTTGGGATAGATATGACTAATAGCCTTTGCTACTTCGATGGCCAGTTCCATATGTTCTTTTTGTGTCCCATTTGCAGAACGTAACTCGATATAATGAATCCAACTACGAATGGTGCCATTAACGTAGAGCCGACTAACTGTGTTACCTTCTGGCAAGACTGCTCTTGCTTGTTCCTTTGCGATTCCATTTTCTATTGCCCAATTGTATGCCATTTTAGCTGTTTCAATAACAGCCATTTGTTTATTCCACCATTCGTTTTCTAATAATGAATCTTCATTATCAATACTATTCTGGCGGTTCTTAGGATCTTGTAGCCGAGCATCCCTTAAAACAAAATCGCCATCAAGATCGCGAATGTCAGCATACCGCTGAGAAAACTCTTGAAATGAAAAAGAACGATGTCGGAGGATTTGTCTTGCGATGTCTCTGGTTGTTTCGATTTCGATACATGCTGATGCCATTTCGAATGGTGACCAGTGTTTGTGTTTAATGAGGTAGTCAAGTAGCTTTGGTGTTGTTTTGGTGTTAGCCTGGTTCGCTGGATTGGAGACACGGGCGCAATAGGCAATGAGGTCTTGGATGTTATCAAGCCCCTTGAATGCAGGTTCTCCACTGTGGATACGACCGCCGGGTTGGCTATAGGATATAAGCTTTGCATGCATTATTTGCCTTGACCTCGATACTTTTTAAAACCACGCTTCTTACTTTTATTCATACTAGACATCTTTACATTACGTTGACCAATACTGGTCTTTTTATAGTTACGATTAACGGCCATTTTTTCTATTCTCCATATCAATATACAAACATTCCATACTCTGGTTCTTACCAGTTACTAATACAATAGCATCTTCGTATGCATTCTTACAATCTCGTTCTTGTTCATAACTTCCTAAATGATAGAAGTTTATATTCTGTGAAGCGGCTAATTCAAGCCATACTAAAATCCACATACTCTACTCCATTTTAAAATCTGCAAATCTATTATTCATCTCTGATTTGTCAAAGGCGGGTCTATCATCGACAACACCTTCTTCGGGATTCTCTACATCAAACAATCTCATACGAGATCGATCAATACCCAATACAAATCGTTTTTTATTGTTAGGATCATTATATCTATTCTTTAATTGTTTTACCATTACCTGACCAAGAGATTCTAATTCCTCTGATGATATCAATGCAAACATAAGATCAGCAGTTGCTGGTAATCCAAATGATTCAGACGTATCTTCTAATCCAGGATCAGAACTCGTAAAGCCAGAACGAGTAGTCTGAGTAGCAGATACAATAGGCACATCAAATTCTACTGCAAGGCCTCTTAACTCTTCTGCAATAGCCTTAATATATGTGTAAGAGTTAATAGATCCTCCTAGGCCCTTCATTCTACTTGAAGCACATATGTTAAGGTAATCAATAAAGATCATATCAGGTTCGAAATTACGTTTAAGTTTTAACTCATTAAGTAATGCTCTAAAATGACCACAATGTGCAGAACCAGTTGGATACTCTTTAATAATTAATTTACCATTAGTTCTAGATGCAATATCATCTACCTTAGTAGTCAACATCGCTTTAGACACATGTTGTAGTTGATCTAATGGTATGTTAAGTAGGTTAGCATCAATACGTTCTGCTATACGTTCCTCCGCCATTTCCATTGTAATATATAGTACATTTTTACCTTGACTTAATACAGAACCAGCGACATGACACATAAACAAAGATTTACCCACACCTGTACCAGCAAGGCAAATATTAAGAGTTTTATTTGGTAAGCCACCTTTAGTAATAGTATTAAAGTAATCTAAATCAAATGGTATACGATCTTCATCAGCATGATAAAAGTCATATCGAGATTCTACATCTTCAATATAGTCATGACCTACTGATGGATCAAAGGTAACGGATAGAGCATCTTGTAAAAGTGTAGGCAAAGCATTCTTGGTAAGTGATTTATGTTTGCCATCAATAATACTTATACTTTCCATGATAGCATTGTGTATGGCTCTATCCTGACACCACTTCTCTGTAGTATCATATAACCAATCCCCATTAACCTCTTCAACATGAAATATGTTGGGCAGTATTTCAATTGCATGTCTATACTGCTCATCACTAAACTTATCTGATTGATTTATTTCAATCTGAAAGGATTCTAATGATGGAAGTTTATTATATTTGGCTACATACTTAGCCACTTGATTAAATAATTGTTTATAGACTCCTTCAAAATATTCAACCTTTATAAAAGGCAAAACCTTACGCATGTAAGGTTCATTAGTAAGTATATTTCGCAATACTGTTTGTTCGATGTTATGATTCACCAGTCTTTGCCTCTTGTTCAATCATTTGATCTATTATACTAAGTAAAATGTTTCCTGTCAACTGGTGCCATTCTAAATTATTATCATAATCTTCTTCTACGGGACTATAAATTATTTCAGTTGAATAATTAAGGCTCTCACCATTTTCTGCCACTTTGATAGCACCAAAATTAAAAATGGTTTCTGTAAAGTCACCCTGCATTACTCTGATATCCCAACCGTCATTATCATTTGGGATTAATTCATAATGTTCGTTTTCTTTCATGCTTCTACTACAATTTCATCCATATCAACCAAAGACTGATGACCAATAGAATACTGCTTTTTAATAAAATCTTTAAAGTCTGTATTGCTAAAGATCGGATCCCAGAATTCTTTCTCTAGAGTTTGATCATACCTAACCTTGCCACCGATCTCACCAGTCTCCATATCGACCGTTGCATACCAGCCATTGGAAGGTTTAACAACGTACCCACCAGCAAGAGCCACGTCAAGCAGGCCAGAATAACTGCGAACACCACCGTCCCAGGAAACAGTAATAGGAATCTTAGACTTCTCTTTAACATATCTGCTCTTCTCAACATTAATAACAAAGTGATAACCCTGAACCTCCGTGCCTTTCTTATCTTGTTGTCTACCTAAGATCCAAATGTTATCTGCGGAATAATAAATGCCTGTACCGCCTGATACAACAGCCTTAGGAAATAATCCAATCTCTTGATAAGTATGATTAACCGCAAGCATTGGAATATTCTTCATAGTAAGATATGGTGTACACATGCGGAATAAACCCTTAAGAGCTTTAGCACGAGACATGTCTGCCACTGACTTTTCATTGATAGCATCTTCTAATTCTTTTTTAGATGCTAGGTTACCAATAGAGTCAATAACGACAATTACATCATCCTTACGATCAATTTCTTCTAATTGATTAATAAGATCAAATTTTAATTCTTCTACGTTGGCTACAGGTGTATGTAATACCCTAGCAGGATCAATACCAAATTGTTGAAAGTATGATTGTGGCGAACCAAACTCAGAATCATAAAATAAAATAATAGCATCTTTCTTTGCATTGAGATATGCAGAGGCCATAAGTAAAGCAAAGGATGTCTTAAAGTGTTTAGAAGGTCCTGCCAATACCGTAAGACCAGGTGATACTCCACCATCAACAGATCCTGATAATGCTACGTTGACCATTGGTACATCTGTAGCCACCATATCTTTTTCATTAAAAAATTTAGAATCAGCTAAAACCTCAGTTGTCTTGATCTTGCTGTTCTTCTTCAGTTTGTCCATAATTGACATGTTGTTCAATCTCTCTTGTATCTAGTTCGTAATTGCTTCTATACTCATTATTAATTTTAATAACTTTTTCCAGTAATGTCAACTGATTACTGAATTTTGTAAGTGCTGAAGTGTCTTTAGGAAAACATGCACCTCCAAACCCTTGCTTACCATCAAACCCTGGTACTTTTGTATGTGATGTGCCGATACGTTCATCCAGGCCAATACCTCTCATTATATTAGACCAATTTACTTTGGTACTGCCATATTCTTTAATCATATCATAAAATTGATTAAAGAATGTAACCTTTGTTGCAAGGAATGTATTAATACCATATTTAATAAAAGAGGCTTCTTCAGCAGAACATGAAATTGTATTACAAGGTTCGCAAATGGAAAAATTATTATAAATCTGAGAAGCTATATTAACATAAGTTGGATGTCCTCCAAATATCATCATTTGAGGATTTACAAATTGTTCGTTAGCATTTTTTTCTGTAAGGAATTCGGGATTATATACTACATTTTCATACTGACCAAATCCAAATTCCTTTACAACGTCTGGTGGGGCGGTTGATTTAACTATAACAAGGGTACCTAAGGTCTGGTGCTTTTCCATTTTTTGATTAATTTTTTTTATAGTTTGAGTTAATAATGAACTATCTACATACCCGTCAGGACCCATTGGGGTGGGAACACAAACAAAGTATGCTAAAATACTAGGATCCTCGTGTAACCTAAAAGGTTCAAGTCTATCGTATTGATAAGGAGGTTTAAAATCATATTTTGGATCAACAATAACTTTTTCAATATTAGGATGGGTAAATCCATAATCAACAGCCTTACCAACAAAGCCATGACCAATAATTACAATTTTCTTTTTATTCATTCTAGGCCTCCGATATCCTTCATTAATTCTATACCATGTACACGTTCACGTAAGTCACTTGTAGAGAATCTATGATCTCTTTTATTATAGTATATTTCTATACCTCTAGCAGAACAAATGGCTCTGCCCGTAAATTTACCATGTTTGTATTCTTCACCAATAATTCTAACATTAATATTAAATAATTGCAAGATGTCTTCTACATCTTTTTCATTTTGGTATGGTATGATTTCATCAACGTATTTGACGCCCTGTAGTTGTGTCCAACGTTCTACTAATGTTTGTACAGGTTTATTCTTTTCAGGTCTATCAATTGATGGGTCAACCTGAATACAACAGATTAGATGATCACATACTGTTTTGGCTTCTCTAAGCATTGATACATGACCTGCATGTAGTAAATCAAAGGTGCTAAATGTTATTCCAACGATCTTAGAAGTTTCCATGTATGTCGCCAATCACTCACTGTAAATGTTTTATTCTTTCCCAAACGATCACTGACAGCTAATGCAATCTCATGATCATTACCACCTAATAATGTTTTATCACCAAAGAAATATATAGTATCTGTATCCTCAAAATCTTTTAGGATCATAGACTTATTATTACCTTTATATGATATATCAATTCCGGTCTCACCTGCAACCTTAAATTCATATTCGGGATGTTTTTCCGTAAGTCTTTTGGCTATATCATAACGCTCATTCTTATGTTCGTCCCATTGTCGATACATAGATCTAAGCTCTAGGTTTATGCCCCTACCAGGAATACTAAAGTTGGCTAGGCCATCTCGTTCTTCTATATGATTTCCGTTCTTTTGATAAAATCTACTATTAGATACTTCTTCATTTAGATCTTTATAAAGTTGTTGTGTTAATTTAAATTCAGTAGAACTAATATGTTTATCTTGTTCCCATACATCATTACCAGAACATTGATATGCTCGCTTACATTTATTATAAATGTCAGGTGTTAATTGTTCTATGGTTTTTTCTCTATCCGAACCAGTAACAACATAAACATCGTTATATTGACAAAACGTTTTAAACCAATACCTAAATTCAGCGTCTATACGTTGACGGGATGGAGTAAGTGTACCATCAACATCAAAAATATAATGTATCAACATTTATCCCATAATGCTCCCAGGCCAAGTCCATTAATATTCTGAAACATATTATATTCCGTCCATGAGTTTGTGGTCTTAACTCCCCAACGTAAATTAGGTAATGTACTAGGTTTGCTTTTTCTAACTGCCTTCGCCCATGGATGAATATTCTTTGTAGCACCGTTTGATAAACATGATATACCTCTATCAACGGCAAATTCCCAAAAAGGTGTTTTATATTTTGTACCTGCGGCGTAATGCATACAAATAATAAGCTCAGTTGTTTTAAACCAATTAGTCATAGTCTGATTGCCAATATCATCAGGCATTTGCTCATATAGCTTTCGTTGGCAACCGTCCATAACCATAAGTACAGTATCCAGCCCAGCTCCTGTTTCCAGAGGGTCAACTGAAAAGGCTTTAGAACCATTATATATTACTCTGCCATCAAATATTTTTGAACGATAATAATTTTTAATTTTAAATACTTCTGGATCATGTTCTCTTGTTAAATTATATTCTTTTAGTACAGCATCAACGCCATCTTGTAAATCATCTTGTGTGTTTAAATCACTATTATAAACATAAGTAACATTGCATCTATTAAGTAAGGGTGTCATTAAAACATATCCGTATGGCATCGCAATAGATTTTGTGTAATTAAATCTAGGGTAATCCCATTTACAATGTAATGTTAGGGCAGCATTTACAGGTATATAGTTAAACTCTTCATAATTTTTACTATCAGCTCCCAGGTCAGAACAGTCTATAATATAATCTGCGTCTATTTGAGAATAAACTGCAGGTCTGTTTGAAAACCGCACCTGTTTATGATTTCCCCATTGTTCTCTAATATGATCTTTTATTTTATTAGTATTGATGTGTAATCCATATGTTGATGGATGCCAATCATGTCTATAATCTTGACTTGGGCCCCACCCAATATATTCCATACCAGATCTATACGATGCATCAAAGAGTTCATAGTCACGTTGTGAAAATCCCAGTTTATCATGAAAATATGTTGTAAATAAAGGTGTAGTATCTTCACCCACACTTAGTACATCTTCAGTATTATTAATGTACCAATCAATATCAAAATCTAATTCAGGTAATTTTTTTTCATTTTGGTTAAATAGACCAGGTACATAATTATTAAACTCACCTGTTGTATCAGGAGCTACAAGTGTAGGAATACTAACACAAGCGGATAAGCTGTCCCCTATCACAGCGATTTTTTTTCTTCTATAAGGATTATTAATGTCTTTATATGGCATATATTATTTCCTAGTAATTTTCAGTCCATGCAATGATAACAAATCCAACAATAATTACGA